AATAGCGCTCGTCGCCTAAATCACGCACCAGCGAACCATCCGTGATATCAGATTCACCCTCGACATAACCCTTGGAGGATACCGTGCGCGAATACGGCGTAGTGGCAAACTGATTCACAGTCACATAGCCGTGCCAGCGCAGGCCGGTGTCTTCGTTTTTCATGCGGGGTCCGCCGTCTGCGGCGATGCCCACCCGGGTGCGGAGTATGCGATTGGCGGCAGCGTGGGTTAAGCCCATAAAAGATCTCCTAATAAATCCGCGGTACGCGGTAGCGATCGAGCATACGCTTGATCAGCGGGGGCAGGTCCGTGGTATCCACCTTGCCGGATACATCATTGAAGCTCATCTCCGCCATCCCTACAGCCTGTGAAGTAACCCAGGTAAAATACGACGCGCACAGCCAGGCGGCAGCGTGCGCAAGCTCACTGGGCACCTGCGTGAATCCAGCGTTGAACTGCACGTGCACATTATGATACCCGGCAGTGAAGGTGCTCGCAGACGCGGAGTTGAAAAATAACTGCCCGAGTTCCTGATCCATCGACACCTCGGAAGTCAGATCCTCCACTTCGTCCGCGTCTCCAAGGGTCAGCAGGCTCACTGAATTAAGCGGATACACCCGCAGATCGAGAAATTTAGTCCCGGTGCCGTTGTACCAGCGGTCGTAGTCGTCGGCCAGGATTGACCAGCCGCAGTAATTCTGAATAACCCCGGTAATGTTACTGACCAGCATAGCCAGAAGACTCTCTTCCTGAGAGGTGAGGTAGTCCTTATTTATAAGTAGTTCTACTTCTGATGCACTGGTAAAATCCATGCCGACTCCTTAACCGAGTACATATGGCCCGTATGCCGCCGCTGATTATCTACTCACTTGCTTGTTTGGCCGCGCTGCGCTTGGCACGGGCGTGGGTCCTGGGCTGCTCTTTGGTTTCAACCAGGCCCTCGTCGCCCTCTTTGGTGGTAGCGCCTTCAGGCAGTGTGTTGCCCCCGGATGCGGCGCCGCCGATCTTCTCGAACTTGTGCGGAAAATTGCGCAGCAGGGTCTCTTTCTGTTTATCGTTCAGATCCATCCCCTCGGTTGTCTGCTCGGGGTAGATAGAAAATTTAGCACTGGAATACGTGCGCAGACACTTGAGTTCCATATAAAAACCTCCGGAAAAGGTTACAGGTTAGAAAAAGCAGGGTGGCCCTGTGGACCACCCTGCGCACAGGTTTAACCTGAGAACCAGCTAAACAGTGTTTAGAAGTTGATGCCCATGGCTACCGGAACAGCAGTGGAGAAGCTCTCGGCAACGTTCTTGAAGTCCAGACGCTGGCTGCCCACGAGGGAAGTAGCCTGGATGTAGGGGTTGCGGAACATCTCCAGTGCGAAGCCTACGCGGTCACCCCACATGAAGCTGTTGTTGTTGACCATCATGCAGCAGGTCTTGGTGCCTGGTGTTGTGGTCGGGTAACCATTGGCAGTGAGGTTCTTCGGCAGCAGGTCGGTGACGATGATGGGAATATTATCGATACGCCCCATCTCACCAGTCTTGATTACTGCGTTATCGCCGTACTGATACAGGTACTGATACCCGGTAAACCCGAGAATCTTGTTGTACTCTTCAATATTGACAATGATGGACAGATCACGCGGGTTCTTACCATAGCGCCCCATCTTGGCGCGCAGGCTGCGGATCTCGTCGGCGGTAAACGCTCCGGCGAAGTCCACATCCCCGGAAACACTCATGGCCGCCTTACGCAGGCCGTCGATAATGCCACGCGCATCGTCAGCGTCGATGGTGCCGTTGAGGCCAGCAGCAGCATCGGCGGTAGTCACGGTATCGCCGTTGACTGCGATCTGCTCCTGAGCGAGGGCGAAGCCTTCGATGAGACGCTCACGCAGGAAGGGGAGGATTGCGATGGCGCTGTCCACATCCAGTTCGTCGGTGAAATCCACGTTTGCCATGAGTTTCTTGGCGGTGAACGTCAGTGAATCGGTAGCCACTTTATCCTTGGTTACCGCTGTACCTTCGCTTCCGGCACGTGCGGTGATGCGGTTCAGCGCCACAGGGAAGGTATAGGTCGGTGACGGCATGTTGAAGCGTTTGAACAGCCCGGCTACCTCAAGTTTCAGGTAAATATCCTCTACCAGCTGGGCAGAGAAACCTTCGGGCACCATGTCGGAACCGTAGCCGGATGCGGAAGTATCACCCCCGGAAACCTGACCATCAGGTACGGTGGGGTCGAAAGTGAAGGAATCGGCCTTGGTAGCCCACTTGTACTCATCCTTGCTGAGTACCTTATCAAACGCGGCCTGATTAAAGGAGCCATCCTTGTTGACACACAGGGCCTTGGCAATGAACACCTCGTCACGCTTGCGTGCGAGTTCCTTCTGGTCCTTGAGTTGAGGGGAAGCCTGTGCAGCCTCAAACTGCATCTTGCGCTCCGCCATCTGGCTCGAAAGTTCCTTGAGTTTGTCGCTGAGTTCTTTAACCTCAGCAGCCTGTCCGGCGTCCTGGCGAGACTTCAGAGTTTTGGTAAGCTCGTTCATCTCTTTCTGCAGAGTCTGCAACTGTTCTTTCATGAGGTACCTCCATACGTGTGGTTTGTTATGCAGACCTTGCAAAGCCTGCACGCTTGGTAAAAATTGCTTTGATTTAAATAACTAAAAAATAAGAAAGTATTGCTTTAGCTTTTCGTGTTCGAGATGATAAAATTAAATGTCTGCCAGCGCTTTGCTCAGGTCCCGCAGGGTATTGCGCAGTTCCTCGATCTCTTCAACGCTAACGTCCAGGTCCTTGGTATCATCACCCTCACCTTCGGCGTCAGCGTCATCACCTTCGGCGTCAGCGTCATCACCTTCGGCGTCAGCGTCATCACCTTCGGCGTCGGCGTCATCACCTTCGGTAGCGCCGCGGGCTTCAATGCTCTTGCTGAGTTCTTCTATCTGTGCTTTGATTTCGGCAACCGCGATGCTGATTTCTTTAACCGCGGCGGCACTCACTTCACCGGAAACCTGCTGAATGAGGTCTACGATTTTCACTTCGGTTTCCTGCTCTACATCCACACCTTTGGCTTTCAGATCCTCCAGGGTGTCTGCGTCCTTAAATTCGCTGTACTTGAGTTTCAGAGTTTTACTCAATGTATCCTCCATGTCGGTTTCTGGCTTGGTGTCCGTGGGTGTGGCGCCGGAATCATCCAGATCCTTGCGCGTAAAAGAACCACCAAACGCTTTGGTTTCAGAATCAATCTGCTTGACTATCGAAAATCCGCTCGCGCTGTTGGCGGGGATGGTTACAAGGGATATCTCCAGAAGCAGGCTGCGGGTGATGAAGAACGCCTCCTGATACCCGCACGGCCCCTCGGCCATGGGGGTGCCGATCTCACGGAACTCCCCGTCGAGAACACGAAAACCGATGGAGAGAAACTTCACCAGGCCGTTCTCAACCCGGTACACATCCTCGGGGCTCAGGGTATCGAGATGCACGTCAAACTCGACATACACACCGTCGCTGCGCTTCTCCAGTTTCACCCCCTGACCCACACTCAGCCATGGATCGTGCTGCCACAGGATCTGCGGGTTATCCTGCCACACGCTGAGTTCAACCCCGGAAGGCACCACCACATCACCGACCAGATCGACATAAGTGGAGTTCTCACCACACCAGTTGGCATAACCGCTACAGCGCAGAACGCGCGGGTTGTCCTGTGCGTCTGTACTGCCGGTCCCGCCGCTGTCTATGATGGTTGCGCCTTTGCGCCCGAATACCGCTTCGGATTTAATCACCTGAAACGGCGTCAGGACCCGGAACTCGCGCCCGTCTGCATTCTTCTGCATAGTAACTCCTTGTTTAATATTTTAACTTCGTTTCATTATCGTGATACTGGTTAAAAAAATATCACTGCCTATTGCATTTTGATAATTTTTTTTTAGCGGCATCTGCCAAATACGGTGCAACCCACATACCTGAAAATCCTCGTGTCGACAGTTCAATTCTATCTCCGGGCATCACAACGCCTCTTCCAGCACCCCCACCCCGTGCTGAGTCTCGCGCGCGACCTTCTGGGCGCGGATGTTTTCCTTCCGGCACTCTCGTGCGTGGCAGTGTTCGCTGTGTGGGTTATTGTTTTTGCTGTGTAATCTAATGTCCAGTCATCTTGAATCGTTTGTCGTCACCTCGCTTTATGTGGCCTTTGAATAATGGTGCTGGTGAAATTCCTAAATCGTCTTTATCCGGGATGAAATGCTCAAAATACTCATTCGGCTCTGGTGGATGCCAAAGCACGTGTATGCGTATGAAAAAATGATTGTGTCTGCTTTTGCGAAAGCATAGATAGCCGCCCTCTTTGCGCCACTTCCATAGTGCCCAGAATAGGCAGTTATTGTTTTTCGGGCGCATTTGCAGGTTTTTCCGTGCTGCTGCGCTCACCGACCACAACCTCCTCTGTCGGGGTCATCTGATTCCCCATGAAGGCGTTACTCACCAGGAGACGGTCGGCGTAGGAGTCGTCGCT